GGTCAGGCGGACCACGGGTTGCTCGGGGGCGGCTTCGGGGGCCACGGCTGGGGTCTTGGTTGCGGTCTTCTTGGTTGCTTTTGTCATCGGTCTGTCCTCTCTGGTCTCTGGCCCGCGTCGGGGGGCTTCCCGGTGGGGGGCTGCTGCCCCAATCCACAACCCATTATATCACGGGAATGGGGGTCGGCGCAACTACCGTTCGTCGGGTCGGGGATACCGTTCGTCGGGTGCCCGAGGGACGCGTGGAACACCCGTGGAACAGACCTCTCGGCAAGAAGCGTGCCAACTGGACACAGCCCGAGGGCGAACACCAGAGGCAGATACCGACCGACAAACACCGGGCAAACGGGAGCCAGCTGGGTCGGGACCCGTGGAACACAACACCGTGGAACACCGCCCGGAGGCGGACGCCGTGGAACACCGTGTCGTGGAACACCCGCCGAGAGGGCAAAACCGGAACAAATAGGACACAAACCGAAGGTTGCACGACGAGGGCCAAACCCGGAAGAACGAACCGAAACTGATAGGTGCGGGGGGAGGGGGGCCGTGAAACACAACCGTGGAACACCGACCAAGAGACCACAACCGGGGGGTGAGGGCACACAACCAACAAACACGGGGCAATAGGCACAACCAAGGGGAGAGGGGCCAAAACCGAAAGGCACGACGAACCGAAACCAAGAAGAACGCCCCCGAATTGCAAGGTGGTACTCTTTCGCGGTTCGATCAATTATTAACATGCTACAATATAAATTTGGCCTTAATATGGGATACCCATTGCAATAGTAATATTATATTGTCAAAAGAGTATATACCCTATTTTCCGGGAAATATACTTTGGTTAAAGAGTATATACCCCCTATACCAAAATTACTTGACAATTTTTGTGGGTTTATGCTATTTTTTAAAAAATCCATGTTTTTCGGTATCAATACCATATGCCTTCATCACAAGCAATGACGATTACTGACGACGATGATATCGAGGTTATGAAAGAGTCATTTCTGTCCCATTTAGAGACCACGGGCATTGTAAAGATGGCCCTCGCAAATTCCGGTTTACCTCTAAAAATAGCATATCGTCAAAAGAAAACGGATAAAGATTTTAGGCAGGCTTGGGATATTGCCGTAGATTCGTCCATGGACCTTTTAGAGGGCGAGGCATATCGTAGAGCTTTTGAAGGTGTCAGTGAGCCAGTATTCAGAAAGCATGGTCAAGTTGGCACGGTTACCAAGTATAGTGACCAGCTCCTAATGTTCCTACTAAAGGGTCACTACCCTGAGAAGTATCGCGAGAAATTTGACATCAAAAAGACTATTGATGTAACTATCAAAGCCGCAGAATTACCTGATGATATGCTTGCTAAAATTGCAGCTGGGGATGATATGCTCGCTAAAATTATGGCCGGGGACGTTATAGAGGGCGAGATTGTTAATGGAGAGGATTAATCCTCTCCATTGCTACGAACTTTGAAATTATGACCAATAGTTCTGCAATAATGAAGAATATCAGTCGTCAAGAAGCGGCTGCAGAATTATTAATGCGGCGTGATGCTAAAAATCATCTAGCTCCTTTCATTAAGTATGTATTCAGCATCGTAGATCCCGGAACCCTTTATAAGCATAACTGGCACATCGATCTAATCTCTGAGTACTTGGAAGCCGTTACCTTCGGAGAAATCAAGCGTCTAATTCTAAATATTCCACCCCGGTCATTAAAGTCAATTTGTGTATCTATTGCTTGGGTGGCCTGGTTATTGGGTCGTAATCCTTCAGAAAAAATTCTATGTGGTTCGTATTCTTTAGCGTTATCACAAGATTTGTCGGTAGATTGCAGAACTGTTATCGAGAGCCCGTGGTATCGATTGTTATTCGGCGATACCATTTTATCCCCAGCCCAGAATACTAAGTCAAAATTTGAGACCACTAAACAAGGCCACCGTATCGCAACCTCAGTCGGTGGTTCAATTACTGGTGAGGGTGGTAATGTTAAAATTCTCGATGATCCCATGGACCCCGAGGGGGCTGCTTCTGACGCGGAGCGGGATCAATCCAATCGGTGGGTGTCCCAAACATGGTCGGGCCGCACCAATGATCCGGCGACTGTTAAAGATGTTATAGTCATGCAGCGGTTGCATAGTGTTGATACTACTGGGTTCTTGCTAAAGAAGGGTGGTTGGACGCACGTTAAAATCCAGCAGGAAGCAATTAAAAAGACTATTATAATTTTCCCACGGTCTGGTAAGGAATTGATACGTGAGCCGGGGGATTTGCTTCACGCTAATCGGATCACCAGAGAAGCTAACGAAGCCATTAAAATTGATCTAGGTAGCTATGGGTATTCGGCACAACAACAACAAAACCCCGTCCCCGTTGGCGGCGGTAGAATTAAGATCGACTGGTTCGGCAGGTACGATAAGGTTCTTAAACCAGAAGATTATGACCAGATTGTACAGAGTTGGGACACCGCAAATAAGGCAAAGGAAATTAACAACCCCAGTGTCTGTCTAACATGGGGTTTAAAGAATAACGTATGGGCATTACTTAATTGCTGGAAA